TTTGTTCATCACCCAATCGACCACTGGGAGATTTATTGGACATACTCTAACGCATACTTCACAAGCAATACACTTATCAAACTCATAGTGTATACGTCCACGATACCTTTCAGATGGTATCAGTTTCTCATAAGGATACTGTATGGTTACAGGTCTCCTTCTCATATGATCAAAGGTTACTTCTAACCCTTGTAGCATATATTTAGCAGTATCTCTTATATTTTTTAAATAATCAAGTACGGGTTTCATAATCCTACTTTTAATTGAGATGGTTTTATAATCTCAACTTGTACTGGTTCGGTAAGTACATCAGCAAGTTTATGATATGCTAATGCTGCAATTATTTGAGGAACAACAACAGCTACTGTAATAGCACCCCAAAATATGTAATAGTTTTTCATTTTCATCTCTGGACATCGTGAGCACAACCATCACCTGTATAATCATCACTATCATAATACCCTCCTTTAGTTCCAAAGTAAAGTGTTAATGCTACGAATGGTAATGCTGCAATTATCAGTACAGTCTCTAAAATCATAATACTTGAATAACTCCTTTAACTTCTGGTATCTCCATCATTAACTTTTTCTGTATACCATCCCTTAAAGTTATAGTGCTCATAGCACAAGATGCACAAGCACCACCTAATCTAACTTTAACATAACCATCCACTTGCTCAACATATTCTAACCACCCACCATCTGCTTCAATGTATGGTAAGAGTTCTTCAAGAACTAGTATTATATTTTCGTCAGTTAGTTCCATTTTTGTTGCTAACCTATATTGCCTCAGTAAATATTCATACTGATCCGTCAAAGAAGAATTGCTCCTATAACAAATCCTTTTGCAAAAGCAAGACAGAGCATTTGATAGTCAGTCAGGTTAAACTTGTCCTGAATCTTCTTTGCCCATTTCTTATCCCACTCTTTTATATCGTTAAGAGTTTTCTTAGGGTTAAAATTCCACATCTTCTTCATCCTCCTCTAATAAATTTATAAGATGCTCATAATTTTTAAATGTAACACCCTTCTTTGATAAAAGAATCATCTTTGTTACAGTCATTTCCTCACTGTAAAAAATTGTTGGTTGTTCCCTACAATCACCACTCATTATGACTCCTCCTTTTCTAGTTGGAGTCTTTCTCTTAAGAAAAGAACTTCTTTTTCTAGTTCTTCCTTTTCTATTTTTAATTGTTCGATTTCTTGTTCGTAAACAATAACCATTTGCTCTAATCGTAGGACATCATTCTCTAAATCCCATCGTGGCTTGGGATACGGATCGTTCATTTTCCTAATTAGTTAGTTATTTAATATTCTCTTCAGGTTTACATTCCTTATAGTTTATAAGGTGTTTCAGGTTTTGTATCTGTAGTAATCTTAAGAGGTGCTTGCTCTACTCTGATTGTTTGAACAGGACCAGCACTTGCCTTTGCCATGATTGCTTCAATGTCTTTTGCAGTAACAGGAGGTGCTCCACCATTACCGTTTCCGTTACCATTCATCTTCATAGTACCATCTCCTTTCTTAGAAGCAGTCTGAATTCCGAAGCTAGCTAAAACTCCTGTAAAAACCGAAGCTATAAATGTCGGATCTATTTTTTGTTGTGGTACACCTGGTATGGCAACATAATTTAATGTTAATATTCCACCGCTCCAGGCAAGAACGGTAATGCGTACAGCTGTACTAATGATTGCCGCTTGTTCTTCGGCATCTGGTAGTAGTGCTGCCTTTGCTTTAGCAAAAAGTCCTTTCTTTTTTTCTTCCTTAACTTCTTCCTGAAGTTCTTCCTTTACTTCTTCTGGCATTTAATTAAGAGTTGCTACTCTTATATAGACACGATATCTCCTATAACCCAAGATTTTAAACCATGTCCCTCTATTCTTAACTGAACATCAGTCGCTACATTCTCAGGAACTACTACACAATATCCAATACCAAGATTGAATACATTCTTCATTTCTTCTGGTGGTATCTCACCTGCCAACATAATCTTACTAAAGAGTGGTGGCATCTTCCAAGAGTTATAATCAACTCTTGCTCTCAATCCATCAGGAATACATCTAGGAAGATTCTCTGGAATACCACCACCAGTGATATGTGCCATACCCATGATAGGAAAATCTTTTATTAGACTTGCAACCA